GGATCCGGCTTTGACGGTATCCAATACGAGTAATTGGCTTCTGGTGGAGGCGCCGGATTTGTACCTTTATGGCTCGCTTTTGCAGGCGGCGCCCTATTTGCAGGACGATCAGCGCATCACGGTATGGGGCGCTTTGTATGATCGTGCCATGAGTGACCTAAAGGTTTCGGATGAGCGAAGCCGCATGGCCACATCAGCCCTTCGGATGCGAGCAAGGAGTTTCGGCTAATGACCACTAACGCCTTCACCAATTATCTTGAAAACAAGATAATGGCTTATGTGTTCTCTGGGACGGCTTATTCTTCGCCGTCTGCCAGCCTTTATGTGGGGCTGTTCACCGCCGCCCCTGGCGAGGGTGGTGGCGGCACGGAAGTTTCCGGTAATGGTTACACCCGCAAGCAGGCGACAATGACCACCAGCGGTAACGCCAGCACCAATAGCGGGGCTATTGAGTTCGATACGGCGACGGGTTCCTGGGGCACGATTACCTATGTGGGTATTTTCGATGCCTCCACATCTGGGAACCTGTTGGCTTACGGGGAACTGACCACCAGCAAGACCATTGGCACGGGCGACGTTTTCCGTATTCCGGCTGGCGATCTCGACATTACCTTGGAGTAATCTAAGTGGCTGGTTATGGCAGCGGCTTATATGGGCGAGGTAATTACGGCATAGACCCTAAAGAGGGGGCGGCTGTAATTGATGCCATTGCTGCCTTAACGGCTGCTGGAACCGGCACTTTTAACGGCGCCACCAGTATAGATGGGGTTGCGTCTGTAACCCCTTCTGGCGCCATTATTTATTTGGGCGCGGTCCAAATAGATGCGGTTGGCGAGGTTACGGGTGATGGCGTTATCTACCGCCAATCCGGGGTGAATATAGAGGCTTCGGGCGATCTGACGGCTTCAGGGGAAGCGGTCTATGTATCTGGGGTGGCGATGACTGCCACCTCTAACTTGGACGCTACCGCCCTGGCTATTCGTAATTTTTCGGTCCAAATTGGGGCGTCTAGCGAGTTTGTGGCTTCGGCCATTCTGAAGTGGGAGCAAATCCCAGATGGCACGAAAACATGGACGCCGTTGGTTGATTCCTCTACAATATGGACGCAAATCTAAGTGTCCCAGCACAGGCGAGGGTTTCTAAATGGCTGATACGACAACCACCAATTTAGGGCTTACAAAGCCAGAGGTTGGCGCGTCTGCTGATACCTGGGGCACCAAGTTAAACAACGACTTGGATTCTATTGATGCGCTGTTTGCCGGGGCTAGTGGCGGCGCCTTGGTTGTGGCTAGTGGGGGCACTGGCGCCAAGACGCTATCGGGTATTGTTAAGGGTAATGGCACTTCTGCCTTTACGGTTGCTACGGCTGGAACGGATTACCTAGCGCCCCCGAGTGGCACGGCGATCCTGAAGGCTAATTCCGGTGGGGCTTTGGCCAATGCGACGGCGGGGACGGATTACCTGGCGCCGCCAAGCGGTACGGCTATTCTGAAGGCTAATTCTGGCGGCGCTTTAGCTAACGCCACTGCTGGTACGGATTATGTCGCGCCAGGTACGGCCACCACGTTTACGGCGGCGCAGACGTTCAATGGTTCTTCTAGCGTGTTGGCGGCGGTGCTGGCTAACGCGGCGGAGACAGCGACGGTATCTGCTACGGCTGCAACCGGCACCATTAACTATGATGTCACCACGCAAAGCGTGATTTACTATACGTCCAATGCTTCGGCTAACTGGACGGTGAACTTCCGCGCTTCCTCTGGCACTTCGCTGAATACGGCGATGTCAACCGGCCAGGCGATCACGGTGGCTTTCTTGGTGACGCAGGGTAGCACGGCTTATTACAACAACGTGGTGCAAGTGGATGGTTCTTCGGTAACGCCGAAGTACCAAGGTGGCACGGCATGGGCTGCTGGCAATGCCTCTGGTATTGATGTCTATACTTATACCATCATCAAGACTGGCAGCGCCGCGTTCACGGTGTTTGCTTCTCAGACGCAGTTTAAGTGAGGTAGTTTAATGCCAACCGTAATTACCCAAGGCGCCGCATCTGCAAAGGGCTACGGTTTTGGTGCGCGGGCAACCGCCGCCAACTACATCGAAGATGTGTTCTCGACGTATCTTTATACAGGTAACTCGACTTCCGGCGGAACCCAGACCATCACCAACAATGTTGATCTTTCAACAAAAGGTGGAATGGTTTGGATTAAGGGACGCAGTGCGGCTTCTAATAATGTGCTTTTTGATACAGCGCGTGGAGCGGGTACTACCGCATCAAACAATCAGGCACTTTCAAGCAATTCAACCGACTCCGAAGACCTTGGCGCTTCGTATGATTTTTTGTCCGCTTTCAATACTGATGGCTTTACCGTCACGCAAGGCGGCACAACAACGGCAGCGCGTGCAACTAATTACAACAACGTAACCTATGCCTCCTGGACCTTCCGCAAGCAGGCGAAGTTTTTTGATGTTGTGACTTATACGGGGGATAACGTTGATGCTCGGCAGATTTCGCATTCTTTGGGATCTACTCCTGGCTGTATCATTGTAAAAAACCTGTCTTCGGCGCAAGACTGGATGGTTTGGCATCGCTCTTTAGGGACAACTGGCGGTGCGTACTACAACTTGCGCTTAAATACGACTGCGGCTACGGTTGCGGACAACATGCTTCGTGGCGCTAACAGCACGACGTTTACTGTTAGTAACGACGTTCAGGTAAACGGCACCTCCAGCAACACCTACGTCGCCTATCTCTTTGCCCATGATGCAGGCGGCTTTGGCGCTACCGGCTCGGACAATGTGATTAGTTGTGGGTCTTATACGGGAACGGGTGCGGCTGGAAATTTTGTAAGCCTTGGATATGAGCCTCAATGGGTTTTGATTAAAAGATCAGATGCGACGCAGGATTGGTTTTTGTTTGACAATATGAGGGGGATTGTAACAGGAACAGGTGGTGATCTTTATTTAAATCCAAACACAAATGGAGCAGAAGGGGCAAGCGGAACATATATTGCGGCAAATGCAACCGGATTTACTTTAGAGGGGACAACCTCGGGATTTAACTCCAGCGGAGGAACCTACATCTACATCGCCATCCGCCGTGGCCCGATGAAGACGCCGACAGTGGGGACGAGTGTGTTTGCTGCTAATTACGGTTCTGACGTAACAACATACACAACCAACTTCCCATTAGATTCGGCATGGGACACTCAATTACCAGCCGGATCGGCTACTTCAGGAACTTATATTGGCGCCAGACTTCTTGGTGGTAACTCTTTAGTTACAACTGGCAGTGCAGGAGAAAACACGACCACACCTCCATCTATTTTTTGGCAATCAAGTACAAGCTACAGATGGAATACCTTCGGTAATGAATGTGCAACATATGCCTTCCGTCGTGCTCCAAGCTTCTTTGATGTGGTGTGCTATACGGGGAATGGAACATCAGGAAGGACTGTCACGCATAATCTGACGGTAGCGCCTGAACTCATCATCGCAAGACAAAGAACGGGAGGGGATTGGTACGTTTACAGTTCTGGAACAGGTGCTACAAAGTATCTAGTGTTGAACTCATCCGCTCCGGCAGCTACTGACTCTTCTCTCTGGAATAATACTTCTCCCACAAGTTCTGTTTTTACACTAGGTAATGCAACAGGAGTAAATAGAACAGCGACTGATTTTGTCGCCTACCTCTTCGCAACAGTCGCAGGCGTATCGAAGGTCGGCTCGTACACCGGCACCGGCACCACCAAGCAGATCGACTGCGGGTTTACTGGGGGCGCCCGTTTCGTCTTAATCAAGCGCACCGACGGCAATGTCGATTGGTATGTTTACGACAGCGCGCGTGGGATTGTGGCGGGTAATGATCCATACTATCGCCTTAATACTACTGGCTCCGAAGTGACCAACACAGACTACGTTGACACCTACAGCGCGGGATTCGAACTCAGCAGCACAGCGCCAGCAGCACTCAATGCCAACGGCGGCACCTACATCTTTTTGGCAATTGCATAAGAGGACAACATGGAAATTCGCATTCGATCCACTGGCGCCGTGATGTTCGAAAGCGAACTGCGCGCCTATCTGCTGGCCAATGGTGGTCCGTCTTACGAAACACTCACGCCAGAGGTGATGGAAGCCATTGGCGTTGATCCCGTGTTTGAGGGGCCACAGGCTACTGGCGGCACGGTGTATCAATACTCCATGCGCCAGGGTGTTGAGAAGCAGGCTGACGGCAAGTGGTACACCAAGTACATCTTGGGGCCGATCTTCACCGATACGCCAGACGCCACCGCTGCCCAGCAAGAAGCAGCCTATAAGGCGGCGAAGGATGCGGAGCAGGCTAAAGCGGTGCGGGCTGACCGGGCTGCGCGTTTGGCGGAGAGCGACTGGACCCAGCTTGCGGATGCCCCGGTGGATGATTTGGTCTGGGCAGTTTATCGCCAAGCGTTGCGCGATATTCCTACCCAAACCGGGTTCCCATGGAATATAACCTGGCCAGCAAAGCCCTAATCTTACAGGTGCGACATGGTTGATAACCACGAAACCGCAAAGACCATAGGCGATGTGTTATCAATCACGACGGTGATCGGGACATTGGCCCAGGTTCTTCCTTCGATTGCGGCGATCTTCACCATCGTTTGGACGACGATCCGCATCTATGAAACCAAGACCGTCCAATCATGGCTTCGACGTTTGAGGGGCTAGATGTACATTCCGCTAAAGCTACCGCCGGGAATTTATCGCAACGGAACACAGTATCAGTCTGCTGGCCGGTGGTACGATGCTAACTTGGTGCGGTGGTATGATGGCACCTTGCGCCCGATTGGTGGCTGGCGGAAGCGCACATATAACGGAAGTAATATTCAGCTTACTGGCATTATGCGTGGTTCCCATGCTTGGCGGGCTAATAATGCGAATGCTTGGTTAGGCACTGGCGGCGCCAAGAAGTTGTACGCCATTAAGGCGGATGCTTCGCCGTACAATATTACGCCGATCCGCGAAACAGGGACGCTCACTAACGCCTTCAGCACGGTAAATGCGTCTGCTGTTGTGACGGTGGCGGATACATCGCATGGATGCAAAACGGGTGATACGGTTAAATTCACCAATGGTACAGCCATTGGTTCTAGTGGGATTACGCTATCTGGCGAATATATAATTACTGTAACCACATTAAATGCTTACACCATCACGCATGGTTCCGCCGCCACTTCTACTGAGACGAATGCTGGCTCTGCTGACTATGCGTATGAATTGTCCATTGGTGATGTGGCTGCAACGCAGAACCTTGGATATGGTGGGTTTACTTACGGAACCAGTACCTACGGCACCGCGCGCCCTGATGTATCGCCAACAGGTATCGCAGCGGCAGCGACATGGGCGCTTGATAACTGGGGCGAGTATCTGGTGGCTTGCCGGTCTGATGATGGCAAGATTTACGAATGGGATTTGGATACCGCTGGCCGGGCTGATCTGATTTCCGCTGCCCCCACGGGTAATTCTTCAATCCTGGTAACGCCAGAGCGGTTTCTGTTCGCGCTTGGAGCGGGCGGTAATCCACGCAAGGTCCAATGGTGTGACCAGGAAGATAATACCGATTGGACGCCATCAGCGACAAACCAGGCGGGGGATTTCGAGTTATCTACATCCGGCAAGGTAATCTGTGGTGAGCGCACTCGCTATGGGTCTTTGTTGCTGACCACGGTTGATGCTCACTTAGCGACGTACCAAGGCCCGCCATTCGTTTATGGGTTTGAGCGTGTTGGTTATGGTTGCGGGGTGATCAGCGCCCAGGCTTCTGTCAGCATGGATACTGGCGTTGCTTGGATGTCTGACGGTTCGTTCTATGTGTTTGATGGCGCCGTGAAGCCTTTGCGGTCTGATGTGTCGGACTATGTGTTCTCCGACTTCAACTATAACCAGGCTTCCAAGGTGAATGCGGTTCTTAATATCGAGTTCTTTGAGGTGATCTGGTCTTACCCGTCTGCCGCGTCCAATGAATGTGACCGCTATGTAATCTGGAACTACCGTGAGAATACTTGGTCCATTGGTTCTTGGGCGCGGACAACTGGTGTGGCGGCTGGCGTGTTTGATTATCCCATTCTGATTGATCCCTCTGGTTATGTGTATGATCATGAGGTGGGGTGGAACTACGATGGCGCTTCGCCGTATGCGGAGACGGGGCCGCTGGAAATGGGGAATGGGGACCGGATTATGGTAGCCCGCCAAGTGGTGCCAGATGAGAAGACGCAAGGTCAGGTAAACGTCAGCTTCAAAACTCGTTTTGCGCCAGAGGGTACGGAAAGCACCTTTGGGCCTTACACCATTTCTTCCAAATATACCGATGTCCGTTTTTCAGGGCGCCAGGTTTCTTTCAAGGTGACGGGCGTTCAGTTGGCGGATTGGCGAGTCGGTAATTTCCGCCTGGAAGCGGTGCCTGGGGGTCTTAGGTGAGACTGCCCCCAGCCACCAATTCTTATGATAGTTCTAACGAGCAAACAGCCCGCGCCTTGTTGGAGCGGGCTGATGATGAGAACCATAAGAAGAACCGCGACCTGGAAGTAAGCCCAGGCCGGTTGATCTTGAAATCCCCTGACGGAACACGGTGGAGCATCACTGTGGATAATTCAGGGGTGGTGGCTGCTACAGCGCTATGACCCTATTCGAAGCCGAGTTCGAGAGGTGTTCAAAGTGGCTTCAGGACGCGCTTGATTATGCGGGCAATACGCATGATTTGGCGGATGTGAAGAAGAGCATTCAAAATAAAGAGGTTGAGTTCTGGCCAGCCCCTAATGGGGCGATTGTTACAATGTTTATAGATTACCCTAAAACCAGGGTTCTTCATGCTTGGTTGGTTGCTGGCGAACTCCCTCAGATTGAGGCTATGATACCTTCTTTGGTTACTTTTGGGCGCCATTTTGGTTGTTCACGGATAACCGGAATTGGGCGGGCTGGTTGGGTTCGTGCTTTGAAAAAGCATGGTTTCACAGGTATAATGACTACCGTATCTAAGGAGATTGCGTAATGGGCGACTTGTTTAGCGGTTCTTCAACGCAGACGCAATCCAGCCAGCTTGATCCCGATGTCAAGGAACGGATGCTGGCGAATTATGACTTCGCCCTGGACGTTGCTAATCGTGATTATCAGATTTACCCATATCAGCGGATAGCGGGCTTCACACCATTACAAGAAGCGTCCTTCCAGCGGGTGGGTGAAGTGGCGGGTTCTGCCCAACAGCCGATTACCCAGGCCCAGGCTTTAGCCCGCCAGGCTGGCGCCTATACGCCGGGCACCATTGCTTCAGGGATGGCGGCTTACCAGAACCCATACACGCAACAGGTGATCGACACCACGCTGGCGGATATTGATCGTTCCCGTCAGATGGCAAACCAACAAACCGCCGCGCAGGCAGTGAGGGCGCGGGCGTTTGGTGGTTCTCGCCAGGGTGTGGCGGAGGCCGAGACTAACCGGGCGGCGATGGAGCAAGCGGCCCGCACTGCCGCGCAATTGCGTTCCCAGGGCTTCCAGCAGGCGGGCGAAATGGCTGGCCGTGACATTGGTTACGGGTTGCAGGGCAATCAGCAGGCTCTCGCCGCTGCCCAGCAACTTGGCGCCCTTGGCGCCCTTGGCCAGACGGCGGGACTTACCGGCGCGCAGGCTATGTTCCAATCTGGCGAACAGCAGCGCGGGTTGACCCAGGCGAATATGAGTCAGGCTTATGAGGACTTCCTGCGCCAATGGCAGTATCCGGTGGAGCAGTTGCGGATTCGGCAGAGTGCGCTTGGGATGGCTCCAATGGGGCAGACCACCACGACGGAAACCACGCCTTCCTTCTTGCAGCAAGTTGGCACCATTGGTCAGGCTGCTGGCGGCTTGGCTAATGCCTTTAATCTCCTGTTCCGGTAAGGAGCCGCGCAATGTCTGAATTTCTATCGCGTCTTTTTGGTGGCGGGGAACCGACAAGCGGGGGTGATCCGGTGCCGGATCAGAGTCCTTATGCTGATCTTTCCCCGGACCAAAGGCGCCTTTTAGGCATTGCCGCCATGCAGGACGCTTTTGCTGCCTTGGCTGGCCAGCGGGGCGGGGCGCTTCAGAGCGTGATGCCCGTCACTAATATGTTGCAACAGCAGCAAAACCAGCGGCGCTATCAAGAGGCTGTGAGCCGGTTTGCTTCTGGTGGCGAGCCGACCAGCGCGGCAGCGGCAGCAGCCGCCGCAGGGGCGGCGGCTCCGTCTGCTGCGCCGGTACGGGCGCCTGCATCTGCTGACGAAACCAATGGGCCGTTTAGCCGTGCTGCGATTGGTCGCGCGCTGGATGTTCTTGGCCGAGCCGAAGCCCGTGGTCCTGGTGTCGTCAATTCTCAGGGCTATGCGGGGCAATATCAGATTGGTGCGCCTTTGGCTGCTGATGCTGGTGTCTATCGCCCCGCTCCTGGCGAAATCAGTCGCCGGGGTGAATGGAATGGGCAATGGGGTGGCACCTTCAACATCCCCGGTTTTGAGAATGTCCGTACATTGCGTGACTTCTTGGAAAACCCAGACGCCCAGCGTCGTGCTGCTGAATTGGCGATGCAAGTTCAGGCTGGCCGCATGACTTCCATGGGGCTTCCGAGTGCAATTGGGCGTAATGTTGGTGGCAACGAAGTGACGCCAGAGGCTCTTTTGCAAGGCGCTTGGCTCGGTGGTCCTGGCGGGGTTCAGGCGCTTATTGAGCGTGGCGAAGATAGGCGCGATGTTCTGGGGACGCCTGTTAGCCGCTGGATGGGCTTGCGGGGTGCCCAGGCACAAGCGCAACCAACCAGTGCCCAAGCGGCTCCCACTCAGGCGCAGCCAGCCCCAGCCGGGCAACCTACTTCTGGTGCGCCGCCACTCCGTCCGATTTCTGCTGAAGAACGCCGCTTGTTGGCTTCGCTTCCGCCAGAGATTGGCTGGCGTATTCTGGCTGAACGGGCGAACCCCACGCGGGTTGGTTTGCAGCCGGTGATGGTGGAAGAACCTGGGCCTAATGGCGAGCGTGTTGTGGTGCCGTACTTCCCGACACAAACGGGTGAATTGCGGCGCGGTCAACTTCCGCCGGGTGCGCGGGTCGCGGAGGGTATTCGTACGGTTGATATGGGGACAGGAACAGGTATTCTTGGTGGGCGTACTGGCACCCCAATGGGGGTGGTTCCACGTGATACCGCAGGACGGGAACGCGAAGAACGAGTGGGCCAAGCCCAAGGGATTGATATTGCAAAAGCCCCTGAAATTATATCAACTTCAAATAGAAGTATTTCCCAAATTAATGAGGTTCTAAATCATCCAGCATTTAGTACGGCATCTGGTGTTTTGTCGCCGCTGCAAAATATTCCCGGTACATCAGCTTATGATTTCGGGCGACGTTTGGAACAATTGCAGGGCGTAGCATTTTTACAAGCGTTTGATTCTCTTAGAGGAGCGGGCGCGGTTAGTAACCGTGAAGGTGAAATTGCCCAAGCTGCGATTGCCAGAATCAAGGCTGGTCTTTCTCCGTCAGATTTACGCAAAGCACTTGATGAATTACGGATGATTGCTGAAGCTGCTAGAGAAAAAGGACTTGCAGCCGCCCAAGGAAGGCCTTCACCAGTTTTGCAGGAACCTAGTCCTCAACCACAACAACGCCTTCGCTACAATCCCGCAACCGGAAGGGTTGAATAACCATGCCCATCGTCACGCTTCCTTCCGGCCAAGAGATCGAATTTCCAGAAGGTATGTCGCCAGACGCCATGGCGTCCGCCATCAGGCGGATGCAGGCTGGCGGCGCAGAACCTTCAACCGCCATGGGTTCTATCGCCCAAGGGGCCTTCGATCCGATCCAAGGGGGCGCACAGGCACTTACGCAAATGTTGCCGCGTGGTGTTGTTGAAGCGGTTAATGCGGCTACTGGTGCGGTGAACAGGGCGCCGGTTATTGGCCCGATTACTCGCGCGCTTGGTATGACGCCAGCAACGCCAGAAGACATCCAACAGCAGACAGTGGCGCGGGAGCGGGCTTACCAACAGTCTCGCGTGGCTGCTGGTGATACAGGTGTCGATCTCCCCCGTATGGCGGGCAGTTTGGTTCCTGCTACGGCTTTGGCTTTAGCCACCCGCAATCCGCAATCTTTGGCTGGCTCTATTGGGGTTGGTGGTTTGCAAGGTGCGGCGCTTGGTCTTGCGGAGCCGGTAACTTCTGGCGAGTTCGCGGAGCAAAAGCCGCAACAGGTCGGCACGAGCGCCATGCTTGGCGCTATTGGCGGTCCTCTTGGTTATGCGCTTGGTCGCGCCATTGCGCCGAAGCTTCCGGCTGGGGTTCAAGAGTTGGCGGCTGAAGGCGTTCAAATGACGCCCGGCCAGGTAATGGGGGGCATTCCCCGTTCTATTGAAAGCGCGCTGACTTCTGTTCCGGTGCTTGGCCCGCGTATTGCGGGCGCCATGCGTGAGTCTGTTGAATCATTCAACACGGCTGCTGCCAATCGGGCGCTAGAGCCGATTGGGCAAAAGATCGTTTCTGGCCCGGTTGGTCGTGAATTGATTGACACTGTTGGTGGTATCATTTCCAACAGGTATGATGACATCATTTCTCGCGCTTCGCCTTTAGCGCCTGACCAAGAGTTAGGGCGCGATCTGGCGAATGTGATGCGAACCAATCTGACGCCGGAAATGTCAGGGCTTTTGCGCCGCGAGTTGGATGATAAGTTGATCAGCCAACTGCAAAGCGGGCAACTTACAGCGGATCAATACAAAAACATCGTGAGCGATATGCGGAAGCTTGGCGAAAGCTACAGCGGCTCCGCCATGGCTTCTGAACGTAGCTTGGGTGACGCATTCAAGAAAGTGCGTAGCGCCATGCAGGATTGGTTTGAACGCACCAATCCGAACTTGGCGCCCGATCTTAAAAAGGCTGATGAAGCTTACGCCAACTTCATGCGGGTGAACCGTGCCGCTGCAAGCCCAGGCGCGGTTGAGGGGGTGTTTAGTCCAGCGCAACTTTCCGCTGCCGTCCGGGCTGGCGATGCGTCTGTAAACCGTGGACGTTTCGCCCGTGGCGAAGCACTAATGCAAGACCTGTCAGATCGTGCGCGTGGTGTATTGCCGCCAACTGTCAATGACTCTGGGACAGCAACACGCCAAGCCGTGGGTGGCGCCCTTACTGGTGGCGCGGGGTTCAGTTATCCAATCCCCACGCTTATGGCTCTCGCTGGCTTGTATGGCGCCTATACCCCAGCAGCCCGCCAAGCCTTCCAGCGGGCGATGGTGGCACCACGCGGTCCTGCGATGCAGGCGCTTGGGCAAAACGTGGCTGGTGCTGGTGGGGCGATGCTACAGCCCCCCCTCAATCCATTGGTAAATCCGCAAGAAAGCCTCTTGCAATAGGACCATCATGGTAGCCAAGACTGACCGCGCCGCCATCAAGGCGGCTTATGAAGCGGTAGCGGAGCATGGTTCCGTTATGGTAGCTGCGAAAGCAAAGGGGTTACCGTATGAGACAATGCGTAACCGATACCAGCGCGCCATGCAGTTGTACAATAAACCGGACATTAGAAGTTCAGCCCGCAGCCTAGCGCGCGAGCCGATCAGCAAGCCGTGGTCTGAGACTGAGGAACACAATAGCGCCCTGGTGATGGAGGTTCCCGCCATCAAGGACGGTGTGGGAATAGTTTTCTCTGACTGCCATTGGCGGTCATTATCGCAACCGCGCAGCTTGTCACATGAAGCCCTTTTGATTCTAGCCCGGCACATACAGCCGGGCTTTTTGTTTTGTAATGGCGATGCGCTGGATATGGGGTCTGTCTCTCGCCATCCGCCGCTGATGTGGTCCGACAACCAGAAGCCCAATGTGGCGGAGGAACTCGCTGCCGGTCAGACCCACTTACGGGAGTTAAGGGAAGCCGCTGGCGATCCCACCTGTTACTGGATACGCGGGAACCACGACGATAGATATGACAAGTATTTAGCGGCCCATGCTGCTGCCTTTGAAGGGATGGGCGCCTTCAGCTTGCAAGATCAATTCGTGGATTGGCCAATGACATATCGCTTGGATGTGGGGGACGTTTCTTTTGTCCACCGCTACCACGGCGGAATCCACGCGGGATATAACAATGCCAGCCGCAGCGGCAGAACCATTATATCCGGCGACACCCATGCCCTGGATGTGCGCCCCCTGAT